TTTGAACGTGTGGCGATCTACGCCGGCCGCGCTGCTGGCTACGTGGAACTAGGCGCACCACCTCCCCCACCGCCTCTGCTCGAGGTGGTGCCAGACCATATTCCTGAGCCCACGAAAAAGGTTGCGGCCACCGCTCGCTACCAGGCCAGCCTCGACGAGGACTGCTTGGTGAACGTGTGCGCCGAGGCCCAGCTGCTGCTGGTGCAGTGGTGGAACGAGAGCCGCAAGAGCAAGCACCGCGCCAATGCCACTTGGACCAAGGCGGCATGGGAGGCATCTGTTCAGCGGGTGTCAGCGCTGCCCAAATGGCAGCAAATGCTGCTGGCCCATGCCGGCGTTGAGCACGGCTGGCAAGCGCTCAAGCCCGAGTACCTCAAAGACGAGCTGGCCAAGCCCACTGGCGACGGCCGGCCCATGCCTAAGGACCCCGCAATGCTCGCCGCTTTGGAGTCATGGCCCGACAAAGCAGCCTGACCCCCGAGACCTTCTTGGCAGTGGCCGAGATGATCGCCGGCCACCTCCGCATCAAGGAGTCCGACCGCTGGAGCGCGCATATCTGCCGGCTGAAGTTTCACAGCTTCACCTCCGAGTTCCCAGAGATCAACGAGCCGCAATTCATGTGGGCTGCCGAGCAGTGGATTCAATGCACCGATGCCGGCACCTTCCTGCGTTACCCCACATGGGGCGAGTTGATGGGTCCGCTGTATCGAACTGAGGCAGGGCGGGCTAACCGCAGCTGGGGCCCACGGGCTGAGCTGCCGGGCTTTGTTCGCTTCAGGCCCGAGCAGTTGGCGCTGCTGCCCATCGCGCCGCGATCAATCGCGCCGCCGCCTGACCAGCAAAACATCGACGCCTACCGCACGGTTGGCCGCGCTGGTGAAGCCGAGGCCCAGGGCCTACCCCTGCAGCCTGTAGCTGAGCCGGCACTGCTGATGGGCTCCGGTCTATCCGATGAGATATGGCAGGCCTACCTCAAGCAGGTGCAGGAGGAGGCGACATGCAGCAGCTGATCGGCACAGCTGAACGCCAGCGAATTCTTGAGCAGGGTCTGGTGTCGGGGCTATGGAGCATCGACCAATTCAACAAGACCAGCCCCAAGGGTGAGCCGGTGCTGCCAGGTGCAGGGTTTCTCACCCAACACCCGCAGTTCTTCGACAAGGCCTTTCGAGATATTGACGCCTTCCGCGACGGTCACGGCCGGAAGCTGTCGTGGTGACCTGGACCCAGGACTACCTAGCCGGCCAGCTGGTAAAGGTGCGCCACCAGGGCTACTGGTGCCGGGCGCGTGTATGCGCCATCCGCAGAAATAGCTGCATGGTTGGGCTCATCAAATCAGGTGAGCCGACAACCATAAACATTCACGACCCACGAAACATTCAGCCATGCCAAACCGACAATCAGATCGGACCCTCGACATCGAACGATCAGCTGTCGTTCGGTTAATGGAACTGGCGCGGACCCGAATCAACGAGGCTGAGCAAGAAGGGGCTAACTATGTCTCAACTTATCAGGCTGGCTATCACCGCGCATTGGAAGATGTGCTCGCCATGGAGAACGAGTAATGCCTGCTAAGTCACCACTAGGCTTTTATGACAACCGGGTTGATAAAGGCATCACCTGGACCGATGGCCCTGGCACTTCGATCTATCGCTTAGAGGTGCAGCTCGCAGGACAGCGGCCGATGAAAGTAGGACTGCGCGCTCTCAACTCCCGTCAGGCCAAGAGCTTTGCTCAGCGCCGCTGGGGGAAGGAAGCCCAGGTCACGATGCTGGGCAAGGTGCAATGACCCTCCTTCTTACGTTGCTATCCCCTTACGTAATGGCTGACCTTGCACGCGAGGCCATTGCTTCGCTCGAAGCTGCTGGCCCTGGCGAGTTCATTCCGTTTTGCGAGGAGGGCAAATGAAAGCCCTGATCGACGCCGAGAACTATCTATTCCCGGCTGCCGCCGCCAGCGAGTACGAGGTTGAGTGGGCTCCTGATGACTGGACCTATCTCTGCCGCCACGGCGATGCCAAGGCCTTGTTTCATGACAGCATTGGCAAGGTGCGTAAGGTGCTGCCAGATCACCAGATAGTGCTGGCATTTGGTCAGCGCTTCAGCTTCCGCTATGGCGTGTGGCCTCAGTACAAGGCCAAGCGAAAAGGTGTGCGCCGCCCTGCTGGATACCTCGATCTAATGAAGTGGGCCTGGCACGGCGCCCAGGCTCGCGGCTGGGAGGTGCAAACCCTGAGCGACGTGGAGGCGGATGATGTGCTCGGCGTGTTCTACGAAGAGGGCGATGTGATCGTTTCCATCGACAAGGACCTGCTCACCATCCCTGGCCTGCACCTACGTGACGGCGAGGTGCGGGAGGTGAGCCGGCTGGAGGCTGACCGCAACTTCTACGGCCAGGTGCTCACCGGTGATTCCACCGATGGCTACCCCGGCTGCCCAGGTGCGGGCCCCGTTGCCGCCGAGAAACTGCTGGCCGGTTGCACTACAGAGGTGGAGATGTGGCAGGCCGTGCTGGGGGCCTACCAAAAGAAGGGCTTTGACGAGTCCTATGCCATCACTCAGGCCAGGTGTGCGCGCATCCTTCGAGCTGGTGAGTACGACCTTGCGGCATCCACTCCCCTGCTATGGAGTCCACCGGTAACCTAAAGCTGTTCTGCAGTGCTGCAGTGCTTCAGTCTCTGGCTACCGATGCTCTGATCAAGAGGCTGGAGGGAGTCTTCCCCCCAGCCCCCACCAGGGCGACCCCGCAACGCGAGATCGACATCTGGATTGGCCAGCAGGAAGTGATCAACTACCTGCGCCAACTGCTTGATGAGCAACAGAACGAGCACCTTGATCTTGAGGTGCTCTGATGTGTTCTGGCGGCAAGGGAGCAACGATCAACATGCCCGACACCGGTGCCTACGACCGGATGGCGAATATGCAGATCGACCTGATGCGCCAGCAGCAGCAAGGCGCTGCCTCGCTTAAGCAGTCAGAGCTCAGCCAGGCAATTCAGGCACAGCAAGGCGTACTCACAGAGCTGCGCGACTTCAGTATTCAGCGGGCTAATGACACCGCCGCCAATGCCGCACGGCTGGCAGCGCTGATCGGCACACCCCCACCAGAGAAAACCGCCAAGGCGCCAGTGGTGGGTTCTGATCGCGCCGGCATGACCAAGCCAAAAGGCAAGGCCGGCCTGCGCATTGATCGCCCCGCTGCCACCAGCCAGGCCTCAGGCACTGGTCTAAACATCACCGCGAGTTAGCCATGTGCTTCGGAGGATCTAGCGCACCGCAGATTGTTTATTCCGGTCCCAGCGCGGCGGACATCGAATCGCAAAACGCTTCGCTGCAGTCCTACATGCAGCAATCAGCAGCGCAGCAGCAACAGTTCGCCGCATCGCTGCAGCAGCAGGTTGATCAGACCAACGCCCAGGCAGCTGAGCAACGGCAGCGACTGGACCAGGAGCGCACAGCGGCCGCTGCTGAGATGGCTGCGCAGCAGCAGCAGGCCTATTCGGTGACATCAGCTGCAGCAGACCCGGTGCTAGCGCAGACAACCAAAGCCGCTGCACCGAAGAAGAAGCCGGTGTCTTCGCTGAAGATCTCTGCCGGTTCGGTCGAATCGACCGCTGGCTCTGGCCTCAACATCGGAGTCTGATCATGTGCAGTGGTGGCGCGGACTACGGCTCAATCGAGACCCAGAGCGACGAAGACCTTGCGCGGTATCAATCGCCTGTCGCCCAGTTGGCGGGAATTGACGAAGAAGGCAACCCGCTCTACAGCTACGGCGAGAATCACACCTACGAGCAGAACCTTTACGACCAGGCTCAGGCCGAGATTGGCCGCAGGCAACAGATCAGGGAGCAGCTGGAAACTATCGCAGCCGAGCGCCAAGCAACTCTTGAAGACCAGCAGCGGCAGATGCGGGAAATGCAGCAGCAGCAGCAGACAGAGATGCAGCGACAAGACCAGCTACAGCAGCAGGTAGGGCGGGACCGGATAGCTCAAGAGGAGCAGATCGGCCGCGAACGCACGGCCAGCCAAGCCATGTCGCAGTCCATGCAGGTACTCGGCCGTGCTGGCAAATCCGGCACGGCCCCGACCGCTCAGGTCACCCGAGGCCAGGCCCGCACCAAGGTTCGCGCCACGTCTGGCAGCCAGGGGCTGCGCATTGGTTCATCAGTCACTGCCCCAGGCATTGGCCTAAACATCGGAGGCTGACATGAGTTGCGAACGCCGTTACCACGCACTGGAATCTGACCGGGATTACTACCTCGAACGAGCTCGCACTGCTGCCAAGCTGACGATTCCGTACCTGATCCCGATCAGCAACGAGTCCACTGGCAGGGAGAACAACACCTTCCCGCTGCCGTGGAATGGCATTGGTGCCCGTGGTGTTCACAACCTGGCTAGCCGGCTGCTGCTGGCCCTGCTGCCACCAACCGAGACCTTCTTCAGGTTCACGGTTGACGAAGCCAAGATGGTTGAGAGCGAAATGCAGATGGCTGCGGCCGGTGCATCAGAAGAGGAGATCGCCAAGTTCAAATCTGAGTTTGAGATCGGGCTGGCCAAGCTGGAACGGATGGTGCTGCGCAGCATCGAAGCCAGCAACGATCGCGTGGCAGTGCATGAAATGCTCCTGCACCTGATTGTTGGCGGCAACGTGCTGGGCTACATCGCCAAGGAGGGGCTCAAAGCATTTCACCTCGACCGGTATGTGTGCCAGCGGGACCTAATGGGCAACCCACTGGAAGCAATCGTGTGTGAGCAGCTCTCCTACGAAAGCCTGCCTGAGAAGGTCCAGGCGATGGTTGATGAAGCCGATGGCGAGGTGTCGGGCATCATCGACAGCGATGGCGACGAGACCCCTCAATACGAGCGCACCATCAAGCTGTTCACCCACATCACCTGGAAGGCCGGCAAGGTCAGCTGGCATCAGGAGGTGAAGGGCAAGGAGATCGAGGGCACCAGCTTCAGCCGCCCGGCGGATGAGTCGCCGTGGCTACTGCTGCGGATGTATCAGGTGGGTGGCAGTAGCTACAGCCCCGGCTACATCGAAGGCGCGTGCATTGCCGACCTCACCACAGCTGAGGCGCTGAATCAGGCCATCGCCGAGGGCTCGCTAGTGAGCGCCCAGGTGAAGCATCTGGTCAAGCCAAACGCTGTTACCAACGCCAAGAAGTTGGCCGAGGCCCCCAACGGTGCCTACCTGCCAGGCAACCCGGAAGATGTCACCACCATCCAGGTGAACAAGGCCGCCGATCTCAACGTGGCGGCTCAGGGCCTGGCACGCATCGAGGCCCGCCTATCTCAGGCCTTCATGCTTGCCGATGTGCGCGACTCCGAGCGCACCACCGCCGAGGAGGTAAGGCTGCAGGCCCTGCTGATCGAGCAGTCTCTTGGCTCTCTGTACGCGATCCTCACCACCGAATTTCAGCAGCCTTACGTCAAGCGCAAGCTGGCCCTCCTGTCAGAAAGCGGCAAGCTGCCCAAGCTACCAAAGGGATTGGTTGAGCCGGTGGTCAGCGTTGGCCTAGCGGCTGTGGGCCGTGGCAACGACCTAGAGAAGACCGCCAGGTTCATGCAGATCCTGCAGCAGACGCTCGGCCCCGAGGGTGTCGCCACCTACGTGATGCCGTCTGAGTTGATTCGGCGGCTGGCCGGTGCCATGGGAATGGACATCATCGGCCTGGTCAAGACAGAAGAACAGCTGCAGCAAGAGCAGCAGGCCGCAATGCAAGCCCAGCAGACCCAGCAAGCGATGGCGGCCGGCATGGCCGACCCGCAAAAGCTGGCCAATGCCGCGGCCATCACCCAGCAAATGGGCGAACCCCAACCCACTGAACCCCAACCCCTATGACCAGCTCAACTTCTGACCTGCAGGGCATGTTCGCGCCCGGGCAGGAGGACATGATCGACGGCTTCCTTGAGGAGCTGCAGGAGCAGGAGGGCCTGCTGGAGAGCGCTGAGCCCCAGCCCGGTGAGCAGCTACTGGCCGGCAAGTTCAAGAGCACCGAGGACCTGGAGAAGGCCTACCTCGAATCGCAGAAGCTGATCGGTCAGCGAGGCCAGCAGCCTCCCGCCGAGGAGCCGGCCAGCCCCACCCCTGAGCAGTACACCCCCGAGATGGGTGTGCAGCTCTACGGCGACACGGTGTCAACCGCAATCGCGGCAGCCGAGATCAACCCGCTGGAGATGGCGCAGAAGGTGCAGGCCGGCGAAGACGTTTCCACCTACGTGGATGCTCTGGTGGAGAAGGGCGGGCTACCGCGAGAGCTAGTACAGACCTACCTAAACGGGGTGCGGCCGGCTGCTGCAGCGCCCCAGCCTGCTACGGCTGGCCAATTTAGCGAGGTTGACGTGGCTGAGATCAAGGCTGCCGTGGGCGGTGACCAAGAGTTTGCGCGCATCAGCCAGTGGGCCGTGAGCAACCTCGACCCCCAGGACCTGGCCGACTACAACGCGGCGGTGGATAGCGGCAACAAGGAGGCCGCCCGGTTTGCGCTCAAGGCAATCAAATCGATGGCCGGCACCGGCACACCACGCGAGCCGCAGCTGATTGGCGGCGGCACGGCAGCCCGCGCCAATACGTTCGAGACCAGTCAGCAGGCGATCGACGCGCTCGACAAACGCGGCGAGAGCGGCCGGCGGCTTTATGAATCCGATCCCAACTACAGGTCCTGGTACGACAAGACCATGGCCAGGAGTAATCCATTCGGGTAAGGTTTGCGCATGAGTTGTTCTGCACATGTGTAATTGAGCGGGCCTCCTTAGGGAGATACCCCGTTCAATGAAACAAGGGAGCAGGAGCTCGCAGCCCCTTTTGACCAATGGCCAATGTTTCTCTTGAGCGTTTAGGTCAAATCAAAGGTGCAGGTGCAGTTGATGCCCTGTTCCTCAAACTCGGCATTGCCGAGCTCCTTTCAGCCTTCGACCGCACATGCGTGTTCAAGGGCAAAATCAAAGAGCGCAACATCAAGGGCGGCAAGTCCGCTGCTTTCCCTGTTTCCGGCAAGGCCACTGGGCGTTACCACGTCCCTGGCACTCCGATCCTGGGTGAAGGCAACAGCCCTGGTGACCGCAACGAGGAGATCATCAACCTCGACGGGCTCATGATCGCCGATCAGGTCATTTACGACCTGGACGAGATGATGAACTACTACGACGTTCGCCAGGACGTCACCCACCAGCTTGGCCAAGCACTGGCTCGGGAGTGGGATCAACGGGCGGCCCGCGTGCTTTACGCGGCTGCCAAAAGAACCACCGAACCCCTGGCCAAAGCCGGCAACGCCGGCCGCATCGGCTCTGCCCAGACTCTCTCTGCTGGCTACGCCGCTGCTACCGCCAACGCCAAGGGTGACGAGCTGGCCGCTCGGATCGGCGCCATCAAGGTGGCGATGAAGAAGAAGGACGTGCCCACCGAGGACTTGGTATGCATCGTTCCTCCTGATGAGTACGACTTCCTGCTCGATTCCACCAGGGCGATCAACACCGACTTCAACGGCGAGGGCTCCAACGGCTCCTTCGCTTCTGGTCGCGTGCTGCGCGTCAAGGGGATTCCGATCATCGAATCGAACCACGTCACCCAGGCGGCTTACACCAACACCGCTTACGACAAGAACACTGCTTACCAGCAAGATCTGTCGAAGTGCCGCGGCCTGATCTTCCACCGTGATGCGATTGGTGTACTGACCCTGCGCAGCCCCAGCTTGCAAGTCACTCCCCAAGGAGGCGACTTCAACATCATGTACCAGGCCAGCCTGATGGTCGCCCGCATGGCGATCGGCATGGGTGTTCTGCGTGCTGAATGTGCCGGTGTGATCGAACTCCCCTAGCCTTTGGCTGGGTGAGGACGCGAGGATTCTGCCCCCTGCGTAAAAGTGGGGGGTTTTTTTGTGCCCACCGATAGCATGAGGGCTGCACTACTGCAGCGGTCGGATGAGCCTCGCCAGCCAGGGAGCCACGCCAGGACGCACCACCCTGCTGGAGGCGGTGAACGTCTGCCTGCAAAACATTGGTGAGCAGCCGGTCAACAACCTGGAGAACCAGCAGGTTGTTGAGGCATCAACAGCGCTGCGCACGATCTTGGAGTTTCACAAGGAAGGGCAAGTCAGGGGCTGGAGCTGGAACACTGAGCTGGGATACGAGTTCCTGAAGGACGTCAGCACCAATGAGATCAAGGTGCCGGCCAACGTGGTGTCGTTTGCACCTGATGCCTACCGCTGGGCTGGGCGATTTCAGCTGCGGGGGCAGCGGGTCTACGACAAGGAGAAGCGCACCTATGTGCTGGGCGTTGACGTACCCAGCCTGGAAGCCGATGTGGTGTGGCTGCTGCCCTGGGACGAGTCGCCAGAAGCGTTTAACCGCTGGGTCACAATTCGCTCAGCGAGGGTGTTCAGCGGTCGAGTGCTGGGGGACTCCTCCTCCTTCCAGTACACAGCGCTCGATGAGCAGGCCGCCCTGGTGGAGCTGCAGCGGGTTGAGATTGAGCAGGCCCAGCCCAACAGCCTTACCGGCGGCCCGGGCCTGAGGCCGTTCCCCACGTACTCGCCGGGGATGGGTCTGCTGGGGCGGAACGGGGGCTATCTACGTGGCTAACCTCGTCAGCTACACGATCCCAAGCCTGATCCAGGGGATCAGCCAGCAGCCAGACGCGCAGCGGGAGCCGAGCCAGGGGGAGGTCCAGATCAATGGAATGAGCTCCCTGGTGGAGGGGTTGCGCAAGCGGGAGGGCTCCAGCGCAGTGGCCAGGGTGGGCACCACCAGCTTTGGGGACGTTTATTTCCACCAGGTGCTGAGGGACTCCAACGAAAAGTATTTGGTGGTGATCGGCAAGACCGCCATCAAGGTGTTCGATCTGCAGGGCGTTGAAAAGACGGTCTCGGCGCCCTACGGCTACGGCTACCTGTCCTCGGTGGTGAGCGCCAAGAGCGACATCCGGGCCGCGAGCATTGCCGACTACACCTTCATCAGCAACACCAGGGCGGTGCCGGCGATGGCTGCTGCAGTGGCGCCCGCCATTGCCAGGCCGGCGGCCCATGAAGCGCTGGTGTGGGTGAAGGCCGCTAACTACGGCCAGAGCTACAAGGTCAACGTCAACGGCACGCTGGCAACGGTGACCACGCCTGTGGCACCGGTGATCGTGAGCGGCTCGACAACGACCGAGAACCGGATCAGCACAGAGCAGATCGCCACCGACATCGCAACCGCACTGGCTGGGGTGACGGCGGTGACGATCGCCCGTGTGGGCAGCGTGCTGCACCTGCGGTCTGCGAGTGCAATCACGGTGGCGGCCAGCGATGCGCGGGCTAACGCCGACATCACGGCCATCACCAGCGCGGTGCAAGCCTTTGTTGAGCTGCCGACAATCGCGCCACAGGGCTACCAGATGGAGATCCTGGGCGACCCTGGCAACAAGTTCGATGGCTATCACGTCCAATTCGTCACCCGTGACGGCGCTGGAACGTTCGGAGAAGGGGCTTGGCAGGAGACCGTCAGCCCTGGCGTTGAGTACCTGATCAACGCCAGCACAATGCCCCATCTGCTGGTGCGGCTGCCAAACGGCACCTTCTATTTCGGCCCGGCCAACGGCAGCGTCCAGGGCGGCATCACGATTCCGAGCTGGGGTCAGCGCACCGCAGGCGATTACGACACGGCGCCAGACCCGAGCTTCATTGGCTACCCGATTCAGGACGTCTTCATTTACAAGAACCGGCTGGGGTTCCTGGCTGATGAGAACGTGATCCTGTCGCGGACGAGGGAATTTTTCTCCTTCTTCCCTGAGACCGTCACCACGGTGCTCGATACCGACCCGATCGACCTGACGGCCAGCAACAACCGGGTGTCGATCCTGCGCTACGCGATTCCGTACCAGGACGAGCTGATCATCTTCAGCGATCAGATCCAGTTCAGGTTCAACGCAGCTGAGACCGTGCTCACGCCTGGGACGGCTGTGATCACGGTGCTCACCCAATACGAGATCGACCCGGACTGCCGGCCGATCCCAGTAGCCGGGACGATCATCTTCTGCCAGACCAACGGCCAGTGGTCACAGTTCCGAGAGTTCAGTGTCCGCGGTGCGGGAACTGCGCTGGTGGCCGATGCCTCAGACCTGACCGGCTACGTCAGCAGCTACGTGCCGGCGGACGTGTTCAAGCTGACGGCCAACGACACCGGCAACAGCTGGTTCGCCATCTCCGAGAAGGTGGGTTATCAGTCTCGGGTCTACGTCTACAAATACTTCTACCGGAACAGCGGCAACGGTGCTGAGCGGGCTCAGAGCAGCTGGAGCTACTGGGATCTAAATGGCGCCGACAAGATCCTCTCGGTCCTCTGCGTGCAGGAGGTGATGTATCTGCTGGTGGAGTACGGCGCTGAGGTGTGGCTGGAGAGTATGCCGGTGGCCGACCGGCTCAGCGATGCCACGCCGGCGCCCTATCCACTGCTGCTGGACCGCCAGGTGAGCACCACCAGCGCGACACCAGCGGCCATCCGCGTGGCGCCCGGCGTCTACAACGCCATCCTCAAGACAACGACCTGGACGCTGCCGTACACGATCAATGCACTCACTCAAGCCTGGTCGGGCTATTCGGCAACGACCAACGGTGGAGTGCTGCTGGGCTCAGCTGTCAGCGGCAATCAGATCGTGGTCCGGGGCAACTGGTCGGCGGCGCCGGTGGTGTTCGGCGAGGCCTTTGATTTCGTCTACCGCTTCACCCGGTTCAAGCTCTACAAGGAGGTCGGCGGCGGCAAGGCGGCGGCCAACGTAGAGCGCACCCAGGTGCGACACGCCAAGCTCAGGTATCACGAGACGGGCTTCTTTGAAGCCTGGGTGATGGCCGAGCGGCGGGATAGGGCGATCTACAAATTCGACGGCACGGTGCTCGGCAGCCGCAACTCAGAAATTGGTAGCGCACTACCCAACGGCTACGACCCAGAAACGAAGCGCTACTTCGAGGGAGTGTTTCAGATCCCGATTCAGAGCAAGGGTGAAAACTGCATCGTGGAGATCCATAACGACACCATCCACCCGTGCAAGTTCTCCACTTGCGAATGGGTGGGACTGGTAACCAGCCAAAAAAGGAGCCTGCAGCGATGAAATGGGCCACACCGGATGAATGGCGCGTGGCGCACATTGCCACCCACCTGCGGCAGCAGGATGCAGCCGAGGTCTTCTACAGCCATGCAATGCAACCAGAGGAGGCGGTCTACGAGAGCTGGAAAAACAGCCCAGACTGTCGTTGTATAGATGGAGACGCCGGCACCCCCGTGGGCATTTGTGGAGTGGCGCCTGGAGGGGTGATCTGGCTGCTGAGCACCGAGGAGCTGCTGGCCACCAAGAGCCACCGGCAGCAATTCATCAGAGGTGCAAAGCAATGGATAGATAGCTTGCTAGATGATGGGGCAGGACCACTGCATAACTGGGCCTTTGCGGGTAACCGCGATTCAATCCGCTGGTTGAAATCACTGGGCTTTCAATTTTGGCCAGCTGAGCCCCATGGCCCCTGCGCTCAGTTGTTCCGTTACTTCGAGAGGTCGGCCTGATGGTTGTCATTACCCCTGCGCTAGCGATCGGTGGAGCCCAGGCCCTGATGGGAGTGATGGGCGCCATTACCGGCGGCCAGGCGCAGAAGCAGGACTACATCAATCAGAAGGCGTTTCAGAGCGCCAATTCCCAGTTTGCGCAATGGCAGGCCGGCTTTAACCAGCGTGTCACCGATGCCAATTCGCAGTTCAAGTATTGGACGGAGACGGTCAACTACAACCAGCAGCGGGCTTACACCAATTCGCTGCGGAATTTTGAGCTGATCAAAAGCGTTCGCCAGGCTGAGACTGTTGGCCAGACCCGTGCTGCGGCTGGCGCAGCATTTGTGCAGGACAGCGAAGCCGTCAGCCAGGCCTATCAGGAGGCCTCAATGCAAGAGGCCGTGGCGATGCAGCAATACCGCTGGCGAGCGCTGCAGGCTCGGGCATCGGTGCAGGCGATGAACCAAGAAGGGCGGTCGGTTGATCGGATCGTGAACGACTACGCCCGCCAGGAGGGCGATTACGCAACGCTGATGGACATCAACCAGAAGCTGCGAACGCGGCAATACAGCCGCGAGCAGGCGGCTGCCGCAACGCAGTATCTGAGCCGGTGGAACAGTCAGCAGTTCTACGAAGAGCAGCCGTACATCGATCCGATTCCGCCCTTTGCGCCACTGCCCACGCTGCTGACGCCACCGCCACCGTCGATGACGGGAAGCGGCCCAAGCGCTGGGGCTGCAGTGCTGAATATCGGCACCTCGATTCTCGGGGGGATTCAAACCGGTACGGCGATGGGCACGCAGCTCAATGCGCTCAAGACCCCCAATACGGGCCTCGGCCCCGGCACCCCTCCGTAACGCCCCATGGCAGACCGCAATCTTCCACTTGGTCAGATCACGCCGGTAGCGCGGCCGATCGGCGCCTTTGCGCAGCCGGCGCAGTTCCAGCCTGCTGCGCCAGCGCGGCCGGTACAGCTCGACAACCCGACAGGGATCAACACCATCGCCATCAGTGGCACCTCGAACGTCCAAGGCTCCAACCAGTTCGAGCAGCTGGCGCAAGCCCTGGCGCCGTTTAGCCGAGCGCTGACCGAAACGGTAGGGCAGGGGTATCTGGAATCTCGCAAGGGACTGATTGAGCAGAGCTACTACGACGAGCTCAAGAACCAGCGGGCCAAGGCAATGCTCTCCCTGCAGGTGCAGGCAGAGACGAGCGCTGCTGATGCTGCTAGCCAGATCGGCGAGCTGCAAAAGAAAGATCCGGTTGCAGCTCAGCTGCTGAATGAAACCAACCCGTGGAAGCTGATTGGCCGGCGGCGGGCGGTGGCGCAACTGGCGGGGCCCGAGATTGGCAGGGCGCTTGAGGATGACCTGAGCGCTAATGCAGGAGAGCTGAGCCGGCTGCGGCCGGACAGCCCTGAGATCGAGAAGCGGCGGGTGCAGCTAACTGCGCAGGTGCTGGATCGCTTTGGGCTGACGGGCGATGAGCCAGAGGTGCAGTTCTATGTGACCCCGAGGCTCAACAAGTCGTGGGACGACTACCGGGACAAGCAGCGGAAGTTCTATGACGCGGCGGTGGAGGAATCGACCCGCAACACCACGGTGTCGGGAACCACCGCAACGGTGGAGCAGATGCTCACCAAGGGGGTTGAGGTGCAAGGCGTGACCTTCAAGCCTGGGTCACCCGAGTGGAGACAGTACGGGCCCGCGATGATCACCTATGGGCTGGATCAGCAGCTGCGGCTGTTGTCGCCTGAGGCGCGGAAGCGAACGATCCAGTTTCTGCGCGAGCAGGTGACTTTGTTTTTTGGTCAAGACCCATTTGCCTCGGAGCTGCTGAGCAATGTGCGAAGCGGCGACCCGTCGATGCCCTACGAGAAGCGGCCGACGTGGGGTGCAATGGCTCCGTTTGAAACGCTGGAACTGCAGGTGCGTGGCCAGGAAACGGCACAGAAGAAGTTTGACCTGGCGCAGCAGACGGTTGAGCGAAAGCTGGACGAGCTTTGGTATTCCGGCCCAGGGCTAATTGACCCAGCGAACATTGAGCAATACGGGCCAGCGTTGCTGAAGTTCAGGAATGATGCGATGGCCCTGGGCTACCTCACCCCAGAGGCGTACATCTCCAAGCGGGCGAAGGATCAGAGCGAGTTCATCCAAGTGGTGAGGCCTCCTGACCCATTTGCAGTGGAGGACTTCATTGTTTCGGTTGGTCAGGTTGGGCCCAGCGCCTGGACCGACGATCCGAACAGCTACCAAAACGCTCTGCGCAATGCGCGGGAGATTGCCAACAACAACCGCACCCCGGAAGGCAGGAAGGACGATTACCAGCGGATGGTGTCAGCCATCAATAAGGCCCGCAAGGATGCGACGGAGGTTGACCCTGGGGTGAAGGATCGGGTCACCTCTGCCGTGCTGCAAGACCTCGACAGCCAGTCGGTACGGGAGATCAAGAACCAGCAGAAGGTCAACGGCAAAAGCGGTAATGCGCTGGCTCAAGCCTTGGCGCATCGAATGTCTGGCGGCGCTTCAGCCACCCAGGCGATTTCGGCCACCTACCAGAACACCAAGCTGACGGCAGCAGCCAACCGGCTCACGGCGCTCTACGAGCGGGCGCTGTCCACTGGTATCCGCAACTGGCAGGCTGAGCGGCCGGGGATGGTGTTGAGCCCTGCCGCCCGCAGCGTGGTGATGAGCGAAACCGAGGTGGCGGTGCGCAATAGCCGGGAGTGGGCCCAGACGATGTTGGAGCTGACCGGCCGCATGCCTGGTGAGGTGGGGCCCCGCACCGTTGGCACCGATCCGAAGAATGCCCGCGGCGTGCCCAGGGCAGGGGCTAAGTCGCTGCCGGATTCAACGGTGCGCAACTACGAGAACCGCCCGGTGATGGATGGCAAATGGGTGCGGGATGAGCTGCTGCGGCTGCAGACCGACAAGCCGGTGAGCGGTGAGCTCTACAACATGGCCAACCGCGCCGGCACCAGCACGTTCCGCTACCTGTTGGACCAGCTGAAGTTTTACCCGAAGCTCGATCCCAGCGGTGATGCAAAACGCTGGCTGGAGGAGAAGCAGAAGCAGCAGAGCGCAAATCGCAAGGTCTCGAGTAGCCAGCTGCCCAACATTCAGGGCGCGACGGTAGGTGCGGCCCCTGCTGGATACAACCCGTTTGCGAATGGCGGCTGGCTGATGCGGATGTTTACCCCGCCGGCGGTAGCGGGGACTCTGGCAGCGGTCTATCTGCAGCGCTCTCGTCCCATGACTTCAACAACAGGAGGAGGAAACGGCATGAACGGTCTTCTTGCTTTGATTCGCAGTGGTGAAGGCGGATGGAACTCCGTGAACTTCGGCACGGTAAACAACACCGGCAGGGGGATTGGCACCATCACCAATCGTTCGATCGGTTCGCTTGAGGCGATGCAGGCCAAGGACCAAGTATTTGCTGTGGGGGCCTACCAGTTCACTACTGGAGTGCTGGCCCGTGCTCGCCGCGAATCGGGCCTATCGCCGAATGCACCCTTTACGCCCGAGAACCAAAACCGGATGGCCATAACGCTGATCACCGGCAGCAAGCGGCCGGCCCTGGCCGCTTACATCACCGGTCAAAGCAACAACCTCGACGCCGCCCACTGGGACATAGCCCACGAGTGGATGGCGCTGCAGGCCCCCAACGGCCGAGGGGTCCGCGACGGCGATAAAGCCGGCAACAGAGCAAGTATCCCGGCCAGCCAGGTGAGAGCAATGCTCAAACAGGCCCGACGCGAATACCTGGGCAATTCCCAACAGCGGAGAAACTGACCCATGCCTGCATTCAACCTCGCACCAATCGAAGACGATTCAGCGTTTGAGCCGGTCATTCCAACCGCACCGACCCAGGGCGGTGGCGGTGTCATTCCAACCGCACCGGCCCAGGGTGGTGGTGGTGGTGGAGCCAAGCCGCAGCAACAGCGCAATCGCAAGCGGCTCACACGAGCCGAGATGAACCAACGCCTTGAGGCAGCGGCCCCGATCAAGCCGCTGGCTCAGTTCAGCAACATGTTGGCTTCACCCGACTTTAAAGCGGGCATCGTGGTGGGACCGATCAATGCCGTCAGCAAGCTCGGCAACGCCATCGGCGACTGGGTGCAGCGCAAACCGATTGACACCCGAGATGCCTGGCGAATCCCAGATGAAGTAACCCGATCTCTCAACCCGTTCCGCGTTGGCCCGTTCTACGGGGAAGTGACGCCGGCGGACATGGCCGGCATGGAGGTGGGGGGCGCGGTCGGCGGTGAAATGCTTGGTGCGCTGACGGGCGCCACCCTGCTGCGACGTTTGGGGCAGGTCGCACAAGTCAAGCGTGCTGCCGACGCAGTGAAGGCCACCCGTGCGGTGCGGAGCCTGGCAGTGGCGCAGCGGGTTAACCCAGTGCTGCGCACCGGCGTGCAGGTGACCACCAATGTCGGGAAAGCGCTGGTGAGCACCACCATGGCAGCGCCGTTCATCGATATGGAGCAAAACCTCGCCAACCTTGGCGATGCGTTCGGCCTCCAGCTGCCGGGCCGCGCTGATGAGAACGACAACTACCTGCAGAAGTTCGGCAAGGGAGTTCTGGTGGAGGGCCTCGTCGCACCGTTGCTCGTGATCGGCGCCGCCAGCTTCGTGCCATTGCTGCGCAAGGCGATGTTCGGCGGCCCCACCCCGCTCGATGACCTGGCCGATGCAGAGCTGGCTCCCTACATGTACCGGGGCACGGATGCGCCACAGCTGCCACCGGGGGCGGTCATCCCCCAGCTGCCCAGCACGCAAATGCAAGCAGCAGCTAACAGTGGCCCGATCCCGCCAGCACGGATCGACGTGGCGACCCCAGGCGGCGCACTACCCGGCACCCCTCCTGATGCCCCGGCACTGCCCGAATACCAGCCCGGCGGCGCCCTGGTGCCCACCACCCCAAACGGCAGCGCGATTGAGCGTTACCTCGACGAGGGGACCCAAATCCGCCAGGTGGAGGAGCAGCGCGAACGGTTGATGGCCGCCGGCCTGCTTGAGCAGGGTGAAGCCGGCCAGCTGGCCCTGAAGGTGGACTCCGGCAACCCGGCCGCCAGGGCTGAGATTGAGCAGCTGCAGCGGCAGCGCGGCCAGCTGATCTCTCAGGTGGCAGAAGCTGACCCTGAAATCACCCAGCAGCTGCTGCAGCAGGTGGATGAGATCGATCAGCAGATTGCCGACCTGAACCTTTCAGGCACCACTGAAAAGTTTTTGGCTCCACGCGGCAGCCGGCAAGGCGAACTGGATCTAGACACCAGGCCCGAGCTAGACACCTTTTTGGCTCAGCTTGACGAGCTGGATGATTCCCAACTGCGGGACATTCACTCCCGCGTGTGGCGCCAGGCCGGCGAAGCTCGCAATGCCGAAGACCTGACGGCAGCACAGCAGCGGATCGAGGAGCTCACCCAGCGGCTCGCCGACATCGACGCCCGCCAAACCGCAGGGGGAATTACCCCCCGCGGCGCCAAGGGCCAGGTAACCCGCGTACAACGAGAGCTGCAGTTTGCACAGCAAGAAGTGCAAACCATTCAGCAACGGCTGCAAGCTCCTGAATCACTGGTGGGTCAGCAGCTGGGCATGGACCTGCCGCAACAGCTGGGCATGGACCTGTCCCCCGAAGTGCAGCTGCCCCCTCTGCAACAGGTGATGCAGCGCGGCACCCTGTACGGCTACCAAACCCCCGACGACTACCGATCAGCGCTGCAGGGCTGGTCCCGTGATCTGCTGCGCCGCTTGGCGATGCCCAATTCCTCTCCAGAGGTTGCGGCGTTAATCAAGGCACGCACCGGCCGGCGGGTGTGGCACTCAAAAAAGAGCGACATCATCGACGCCCTAGTGGAGCTAAGCGAAAAGCGGGATCGCTACCTGCCACCTGAACCTGAACAGCTCATGGCGCCGCTGCGCACCAACATGGCTGGCGTTGACGATGCGCCGCTGCTAGACACGCCGGCTGATCTGAGCACCTCGTCACCGATGGGGCAGATCCTTGATGCCGATGGCAATGAGATCACGGTGCCACTGGCTGAGTTCAAACCTCGAGGGATGGATACCGAAACCCGTGAACGGCTGAAGATGGCGATCCTGCGCCGTGCGATCGACAACGGCGAGGTGCAGGCGCCGATGACACCGATCCCGAACCGGCCGGGAGAGCCTGAGTCCTTCCAGCAGCAGAGCCTCATCGATGACCTGATGAGCGATGAAACCGGGCAGCTGGCGATGGCGTTCAATGCCGACTCCCTGCCTCCGTACAAGGCAGGCAGAAAGAACGCTGATGCGCTCATTGATGAGATGCGGCTGCGGTTTGAGTACAACCTGCTCGATGCCCAGGCCCAGCAAGGGATGAAGGACGCATGGATGGCGGCCCATGGTTGGGATCGCCTGAGCTGGGAAGAGAAGAAGCGGCTGGGGCTGATGGGCCGCGGCATGTTCCGCATGTCGGCCGATGAGCTTGCTAACCCGGTGGATGTGGTGCGGCCGGCGACTGCGCCATTCAACCCCGATCTGGATGCAGCGGGCCCTCGTTCGCCGAAGCCCTATCGAGGGAAGGGATCAGCGGCCCAGGCCAACGTGCAGCAGTTCACACCAGAGCTAAAGCCGAAGCCCGATCGGAAGCCAGCCGTCTTTGACCTCGACTGGGTGATGGTTCACCAGAACGGAGAGATGGTGGTGACGCCCAAGGCGGCCGTGCCGGCCCCTGCCGCCCCTGCAAAGGGGAAGGGCAAGGCCAAGGCGAAGCCCAGCACCGCCGAGGCCCAGGCCGCCAAACAGGCCTTGGGCGACATCCCCAAGGCGCGGGCCGAGCTCGCCAAGCAGCTTGAGGAGCTGCGTAAACAATCCAAAGGAGGCTCCTGCTAATGGCTGACTGCAACAATCTGGCCCAACAAATTGATGAGATCGAAGCGAAGATCCGGCAACTGGATGAGATGGAGGCCGCCGCCCGCGCCATCCTCGAGCTAGATGAGCTGCCGGCGGCGGGCAAGAGCGTGGCCAAGCTGCGCACCTACACCGGCCAGGAGGTGGGAGTTTCCAATGAGGCCTGGATAAAGCAGGGGGAGGCGGATCTGATCGCCAAGGGTGACCGATCGGTGCAGCAGCTGGTTGAAGCCGGCTTCCGCGAGCAGCAGGGCCCCCGTGGCAGCAGCGGCCGGATGATCAACTATCGGCAGTACGGAGTCGATTACAGCGAGCTCCCACCGGACCTGGAGAACATCAACGGCTTGCTGGAGGTGATGGGCCTGCAGCGGGCCAACACGCCCAAGGGTGTGGAGCTGAAGCAGCGCTTCACCGAGACGGTGGCGATGCGCAGCCTGATGCGCATGGCTCAGGAGTACGGGGGTAGTCCCAGAGAGGTGGCCGCAGCACTAGGGCGGCGGTTCAAAGAGATTGACCGACTGCCGGCTTCAGTGGTGCAGGTGGCCAAGGCGCGCTGGGATTCGGTGAGCCAGTACGCCGACAAGCTCGAGGAAGTGGCCAATGCCCTGGAGGTGGGGTCCCTGACCGACGAGATGCGTTTGCAGCTGGGGCACTCAGCCCAGTGGGCGCATTTCTTTGAGAACCTGGACAGCGCGGTGCGAACGCAGCTGGGCCGGGCCATGCGGGGGCTGCAGTTCGACTTCCGCGGCACCGAGATGGATCTGATCAGCCCTGATGCCAACCGGTCAAACCTGACGATGGCCGACATCAAGGGTGAAACCCTGCTGGGGCAGACGCTTGAGCATGTTGAGAAGGGTGACTTCCTGAAGCTGCGGCAGTTGGCGGCCGTCGCTCGCACAAACCGGCTGACGCGCACCAGCATGAATGGCTCGCGGATCATGGGGCAGATCGAACTGCTCAATAACTTCCGGCGCAACAACATGCTGCTATCGCCGGGTACGTGGCTGGCCCGCAACCCGGTCAGCGGCGCACTGGTGGCCTTTCACCACGGCATGGAAGACATCGTTGAAGGTGGCTTGAGGGCAGGGATGGCCGGTGGCCTGCGTGCTGCGGCCTTTGCCAACCGCGCCACCCTCGATGCGTGGCAGATGGCATGGAAGAACGCGAGCACCTTCCTGGGCACCGGCAAGGCGCGGATGGGACTGGACAACGCCATGGAGCTTGCGCCCGACTTGATCCAGAACGAAAAGCAGCAGATCGTTGATGCCCTCACCACCGGCTTTGCCCTGCTGCAAGACCTCTCCTATTGGCGCAACACCGTTGGGGCCGGCCCGGCGGTGACGCTGATGAACGTGCTCAACGCCGCCACCAGCCTGACGCTGGGCAAGCTGGGCGAACGGTTCCTGGGCGGCTGGAACGGCGGCTATCTACCCGCCTTCCGGCTGCTGGGGGCCGGTGACGAGATGATCCGCACCATGGCCTACGCCTGGAAGGTGAACCATGAGTCCTACCTGCGGGCCTTCGAGGAAGCCAAAGGCGTGATGGATGAAGCCACGGGCCGCCAATTGGGCTCCGACTGGGTGGCCAACCGGGCCGAGCAGATGGCCGAGAAGTCGATGTTTGACGGCTACATGAGCCAGGAAGATCTGGTGACGTTCCGCCGCGAGCGGGGCATCCCGATGGGTGATGAGCTGCCTGATGACGTGCTGCGGCTGCAGGCCTTCAACGAACTCAAGGGTGTGCCCCGGGCCGACACTGAGCTAGGCGCGATCGGGCTGCAGCGGGCAGCGAATGTCACCTTCACCAACACGATTAAGGACCCGATTATTCAGGGCTTGAACATGACCCGAGCAAATGCACTGGTGGCGTGGCAGATGCCGTTCTTCAAGACGCCGATCAGCGCCCTGCTGTGGAGCATCGACCGCACCGTAGTTCCATCGGTGGTGAAGGCCCTGGGGGCTCAGATGGAGAGCGCATCGCCAGAGGTGCTGGCCCAGGCCCGGGCCCAGGCGATCGTGTCGCTGGGCTTCTTCACCGCCGGCAGCGCCATGATCGCCAGTGGTGGCTTCACCGGTGGCGGCCCCTCCGATCCTGAGGAGTACGCCCGCTGGCGCAGGCTCAACACCCCCTACAGCTTCCAACTCAACGGTCAGGTAATCCCGGCCGCCCGGTTCCGCTTTGGTGGCATCGATCCAATCGACATCCTGGGGCTCTACGCCGACATCATACAACTGGTGATAAAGGAGGGCATCAGCGAGGGCGATGGCACCAAGGCCCTGCAGGGCCTGACCATGGCCATGGCGCGGATGTTAAACAACAAAGCCAGCCTGCTCAACACCACCACGATGCTAAACGCCATGACTCAGCCCGACCGGGCGGACATGGCCGACATCCTGGCCACCCAGATGGGCGGGATCATGCCGTTGTCGGGCCTGCTCTCGATGGTTGCTCGAGCTGACCGCGGCGCCCTGGAGGCTACCGACCGCCGCCGCTTCCTCACCAAGGATGAGAAGAAGGCGCTGGAGATGGACCCGATCTACGTGGACCACGTTGCCCCGGTGGCTGAGTTCCTGCAGAAGGTGGGCGAGAAAGCGGCCCGGCCGATCCCTGGCCTCAACCAGGTGCTCAAGGCTCCCACTCGATTCGACTGGCTGGGCAGCGAAATCAAGCGACCGTTTGGCATCCCCGCCGAGGCGGTGATCCCCTTTATGCCGGTGATTCAGCCGCAAGACAGCCTTTACCGGTGGCTGATTGATACAGGGGTGACGAGCAAACCCCGACCAGATGGACTTGTGGCGCTGCCCATCCCTGGCGGCGAGGGCGACGTTGGGCTGACCATGACCAACGCCGAGGAGACCTTCTACCGGGTGCAGATGCGCACCATCAAGGCCGACATCCCTGCTGCGCAGATGCTGGGCCGCGAGCCGTACATCCCCATCGATGGCTTTATTCAGGGCCGGGACATGGTTGGCGCTTTGCGTGCGCTAATGAACGCTCCTGGCTACCAGCAGCTGGTGTCCACCGATCCGATGGGACCAGACAGGCGGGTGAATAAGGCCAAGTTCGCCGAGCGCAGAGAAACCGAGCTCTACCAGCCCATTCAGGACATCATCAACTACTACGACAAGGCAGCGTTAATGCAGCTGCTGTCCAATGAAGACCCGGTGGCCCAGGGCTTTGCCAATCGCTACGGGGCAATGGTGCGATACCGCTCAACGCAGCTGCAGGAACGGATGGAAGCGCTTTCGGTGCTGGGGGTAGGCCGGCAGTAGCAAGGCCCATAACATGAGGTCTGCACCAGTGCATATCTTCCGTGCCCTACTCATACGCGCAGTACGCGGGCAACGGGTCCGCCACCACATTTTCGGTCCCGTTCCCGTACCTGCTGAAGGCGCACGTCAAGGTTTACCTAGGGCTGGCAATCGAAACCGGCGCCTACACCACGCTGCTGGCCGAGGGCACCGGTTACGCCTGGGTCAGTGACACCCAGGTGCAGGTAACTGCAGCGCCGGCGGCAGGGGTGCGGCTCACGGTGCGCAGGGAGACGCCTAACGGCTCTCAGGTAGTTGCATGGAACGACGGATCAAACCTGATCCAAGACGATCTGAACATTTCAGATCTGCAGAGCCTTTATGTGGTGCAGGAGTGGATTGATTTTGCAACTCGATCCAACCAAGTCAGCCAAGAGGCAATCGCCGAAGCGCTAGAGGCTGTCGCCACCGCTGACGCTGCATCTGCGGCGGCTGATGCGGCGCTTGCTGGGGTCGGAAGCGCCCTGCCTTACGCCCCGATTGCTACGGTCGCGGCAATTCCTGCCAGCCCAGCCGCGGGGGCACGGATCGAGATTGCCAATAGCACTGGGATCGAGAGCTTCTCCCCTCTCTCTGGCAGGCCTGCTGGGTTCGTTGGAAGCGCCCAGCTCAAAGTGCGGCTGTCTTATTCCGGCTCCAGCTGGGAATGGGTGGATTACATCGTTGGTGACCCTGATAGCCGCTACGTCAAGCAATCAGCCGATGGCGGCGGCGTCCCCCAAGTAGTTGCTGACGCAATCACAGGCGCGATTGACACCCATGAGTTGGATGCGAACGCCCACCCTCAATATGCGCTGGCGAAGATCCGGCATTCCAACTGCATCTACGTTGCGACCAGCGGCCACGACCTCAACAACACCGGCACGATCGACTCACCGCTGAAGACCCATGGCGCCGCTGCCGCGCTCGCCCTGCCAGGCGATGTGGTCTTCACCTCCCCCGGCACCTACGTGGAACCGGTCTTGCCGATCCGGTGGCGCCCCGATGTGACGCTGTTTGGCTCTGGCCTGCGCTCAACCGTCATTCAAGGCGCCACCGGCCTGGAGTTCACGGACATCTTCAAGGTCGATTCCGGGTTCTGGTGCTGGGGCTTTTCATTTGCAGGTCACCAAGCGGACGCCATGCGCCAGGCATGGGCCATCAGCTTCAACGGGCTGGCGGATAACACAGCTCGGGGCGCAATAAGCCCCGGCGCGTTCATCCTCAAGAGCCCGTACATTCAGAACTGCACCAGCATCACGGCAGAGGATGATGCCGGCACCGCTGGTTCCCAGTCCACCGGCAACACGGGCGGCGGCATCAAGGTTGATGGCAGTGCATGCGCTCTCAACTCCCCCATCCGTTCGATGGTGGTCGATAGCTACACCCAAGTGAATTTGGGTGGCCCTGGCTGTTTGGTCATCAACGACGGCTATGCGCAGCTCGTGTCGTTCTTCGGCACGTTCTGTGAGTATCACGTCCGCTGCGAGAGCGGCGGCCAGGTCAATCTCAGCGGCGGCGGCACCTCTGACTTCGGCATCTACGGCCTGATGGCCGATGGCTACAGCCCCAAGCCGCTCTACACCGGTGGGGCGCTGGCAGCCACCTATGGCGCAACGCGACTGCAAAAGGCCGTCACGATCGACACCACTACCGACACCTTCAGCTGCGTTGCTCACGGGCTGAGCGTTGGCAGCCAGGTGCGGTTTGAAGTGACGAATGGGGACTTCCCCACGGGGTTGGCAGCCACCCCCACCTCGCTGACCTCGTATCACGTAATCGCATCAGGGTTTACCGCCGATGCGTTCCGGGTGAGCGCGACGGCTGGTGGCGCTGCAATCAACATGACCGGCGCCGCCACCGGCACCTATCAGTTCATCCGCCAAGGAGCTACCCAGGTCGATGTAGTCGGCTTCTCGGCCAACAGGCTGGGCCGCCAGATCAAATACCCAAGCGCCGGCAGCACTGGCAGCGCCGGCAACCCGGTCACGATCACGGCTGTAAGCGGCTCCACCGCTGGCAGCGCCTTCACGGTGACCCTGGCAACCAGCACGATCATTCATGAGTATGTGGGCGGCGGCGCGGTGACGCTCGGGGGGATTAGCTACCCGATCACCAGCGCGACCTTCGACAACACCACAGGCGTAATGGTGCTGACGGCCACCGGCTACGCGCCAACAGTGGGCGATCAGGTCACGCTGGCGGGCCTGTCGTTCATCTGCTCAAGCGCATCCCGCCCCAACGCTGGGCAACTGATGTTCCCGCAGCTGGTGTTCCCGAGGAACGCCAGCACGGGCGCCGCAGAGGCCAAGACATTCAGCTACATCCGCGCCAGCGACACCACGCTCACCTACAACGAGACCGCATTACCCAGCGGCCCTGAGCACGAATACGTGAGCGGCGGGACCGCTGTGATCGGTGGGATCGACTACGGGGTGGCCAATGCCGTCTACAACAAAACCACCGGCGTGGTCACGCTGACCACCAAGACGACCCTCCCTGCGGGCAATGGAAATGTCCTGGTCGGGGGGCTGACGTTCATCTGCCCCACCAGCGCCTACGTGGTCACCAGCAGCACGCCGATCAGTGGCGGCTACCGGGTTGAATTTTTCTCTGACACCAACGGCGGGCTGAAAGACCCAATCGCTGCGGGGCAGCGGCTGGACTTCCGCAACCGGTCGCAGGTTTCGGCGCCCTCTCATACGTTTGAGTTTGTGGGCAGCGGCACCAACTATGACGCCCTTCCGTGGAATGGCGGCGTACCAATCCCTGCAAATGAGATCGTTGAGAGCAACAATGGCCGCGTCTATAGCTCCAACACCAAC